AATTTCTGTAGCAGGCCATGCAGGAAGAGTAAAGTTTGCGATGCCAGTACCGGGTATTGCTCCAGCAATGACACCGTTAGTTGTAAGCGTTTTAATTTCTTTATCAGACAGTGCATCTGGTATATTGTTATCTTGGTCTATACCTACTTGTTGCAATCTACGTTGATTTCTCTCTTGACGCATTCCACCTACTGTGCTTTGACCGCCTACTGTTGACAGATCTGAAATTGCTTCTAGTGTTTGTGCGTTCATATGAGGTCTAGTATCTTGAGCTAACGACGGGATAGAATCAGTAAAGCTGTACAAAGATGTATGAAGTGGGTTTAGAAACACATCTTTAGGAACTGATACCGGAGTCACTGCAAGATATCTAGCACGTTGTTCAATTTTTAGTTGAGTGCCTAATATATTCCAGTACGTATTTAATAGTCTAGACGAAGCAGGATTACTCTGCAAAATTGAAACAATTTCTGCGTTAGCTAGATCAATATAATCTTGCACAATACTATTAGAAAAAGATGAACCTCCCGGAGGATATGCAATTGATATAGTAGGAACAGATGATGTTGTGCCTGGTGTAAAATTCAATGCAGTAACTCTACCAAAATTTGTAATGTCAGTAGCATCGGTTCCTATAGTAGCAGTAACAGTAGCACCGTTAACTGTAACTACGGGTGCAGCGGCACCTTCACGACCGTAACCACCTCCCGGATCAGTAATTGTTACACCGGTAGTAGTATATGTGCTTATTCCATCATATGTATATTGAACTGTTGCTGTTGCACGTTCCCATGTGACAGCTAGATATAACTGTTGATAGATGTCATACAGCGTTGGCGTTTCTAGTTGATTTATGCTTTCATAAATTTTTTGCCATGGATAAGGTAGACCACTCATACTTCCAAACATGTCGCTCATAGTGAACGAACCGTATGGACCTGATCCTAATGCACCTTTTGATATGTTAGTGTCAATTGATTCTTGATTTGTGGGCTTACTAGTTCCAGCAACTAGTGGAAGATTCTGCATGTTTTCCATGCCTTGTGCAATTTTTGCAAATTTCTTAAAATCTACTTGGTCAATTTTACGAACTTGACGCATAGTGAATGACAATGCGCCTGCTGCAATAACTTGATCTCCGGGAATTATTCCTCTAGCATATGCACCGAAACCAATTGGAAGGTCTCCGTAATTATTAGGATCTACTTTAGTAATAGCCCTGTCATATACTGGAGGAGTTCCTTTGGGAACTTGGATGCCTACGTAGTCTCGCATATCAGGGGTATCTAGTGCTGCGTTTACTGCACCATTCTCGTAGATTAGGTAATACGTTTTGCTATTCGTTGGTCCTGGATTAGCATTATATTTAGGAACAGTTAATGAGGTATAACTTAGAGGGAACATTTTTTTGACGTTCAATAAGTCAGCCAATGATGTAAGCCCTTGAGTTACGCACTGCAATGGAGCTAGTATCTCTGATAGATTTGTGCCTGCAATAATCAAAAATGCCCCGTATGCTTTACGCTCTTGTTCAGGAGTAATTGATTGCGCTGAACTTGAGGTCAGTGTACTGATCTCATCACTGGTTAGACCAGACGCTAATAATGCTAGACTTAAATCCGGAGTGACGGCGTTGTTTGTGCCTAAAATTTCTAGTAGAGTAGAAGGTAATCCAAATGCATCTAGCTTCTTTAGATTAAATGCCTTGCCCAAATTGATTAGGTCAGTACCAAAATCTTTACTTGAAAGACTGATGCCAGAAATGTCAGCAGTAACTAGGTCATCCATGTTACTATACGTATCTTCTAGGAATGAGTTAGAATTATGTGCTGCTAGGATTGCTTCATTGACATAAGCTACATACGAACTCATGGTTGTAAAGGAAGAAGTAAAATCATTATACTGGGGAGCAGCTTGATTTACTTCATTACCGTTCCAGTTGAATTCATTCCATGCTTGTAATGCATGACACCGAATCCACCCCCACTGAGTAATAGAATCATTGGGGTTAGTCATGTTATACGGGTACCAAGTAGCGTTTTGCTTTTGGTCAGTTAATCCGTAACCTTGCAACGAATCCCCGTATGTGCCGTCATAGTTTCCATAGCCCGAAGTTGCTGGTCCAGGTAATACATCATTGGGATTATACCCGCCGGCAACTGCATTTTGCTCTCCGTACATAACAGCAGCATCAGTCCAGACGCCTGATGGGTCTTCAACTGTGTAAGTTGGTGGCTTAGCATTACCTAAAGCAGGAAGAGTGGTTGCCCCGATAGATATGAGATTGTCGTATGTGCTAGTACCTGCGGGAGTCTTTAATACTTGTCCTCTAGTGTATGCATCATTGATAGCATACGTTAACCAGCGTAGTGCAGTTTGCTCTACTAGTGAACCAGGAGTGTATGCAGCATTAGTTTTGCTTACACCCATGTACTTAGCTGCTATCGAATTGATAGAATATCCTGTGTTATTGAGGGTAGAACCCGTAACGTTTACCCCTAACGGACTATTTTTGCCTGTGTTAGCCATAACTTACCTTAAGGAACAAATACATCAGGACTACCTTCGGTAATTTTGTGACCACAATCATTACCTGACCCGACTCGTAGAACGGCGACGCCATCAGCGAAGACAGTTGGACTACCTTCAGTGGTTTTAGCAGCCTTATGTTTGTCTTTACCGTGAGGAGTAATGTCACTTACATGCAATCCTACCTCAATACCGTTAGCAAATACTGTGGAAGCACCACGGATGATTTTGCCTCCGGCAGCGTTTGCGTCGCCTTTTCTACTTAGTTTTGCCATCTATTATCCCAAAATTAGCTTCTTATCCGGAACGATGATTCCAGAAGTTGCTTGTATGTATTTAGCTTTTACGGATTCGTCGGTTAATGCAAAGATAGTAACGTTATTCATATTCAATCTTGCAGATTCTTTAGGATCTGCGGTAAACATGCTTTGAATCAATCCGAGACCCTGTGGTCCCGGTGCAACTGAAACCGGATCATGCAGTAATGCAATATTATCTTCAAGTGCGGTAACTTTTCCTACAACTTCTTCACCGCTTGTAAGCTTGAATGTATAGGTTTCTCCAACTTTAATTGTCATATTTTTTTCTTTCTTATGCTGCTTCTGCTAAAAACTTAGCACGAAGTTCTGTAAATCCACCGACGAGTTCTCCGTCGAGGAAAATCTGAGGTACGGTACGTGCATTAGGGACTGCTTCAAGCAAGTCTTCCTTAGTGTACCCTTCACCAATCTTCTTTTCTTCAAATTCAATACCCTTCTGTTCTAGAAGTGTCTTAGCCTGCACACAATAGGGGCAGTGATCCTTTGACCAAATTATTGCTTTCATTCGTTTTCTCCTTATAAATTCGGTAGTTCGTCGTAATCTAGTGAATCGCTCATCACTCCGATTACATAGGATGTTGATTCTGATTCTTGAAGTGCAGTCTGTTTCTTACTGGTATCCATATGCTTATTGAACCAAGGAATAGGAGTAGTCTTTGGGGCTGGATTCCAATACTTAATGCCAATCTGCTTAAGAGCGTCTACCGAGTTGTAGTCAACAAAATCCATCATAATCTTTTCGTTCAGACCGATGACTGGACCCTTCTTAAAGAGATACGCAGCCCACTCTTTTTCTTCACGAATTACATCTTCATAAATCTTACGAACTTCATGTTCGCAGTCAATCTTTGCCTTAGCAAAACGAGGGTCTTCTTTGATAACCTGATTAATCATCCAAGCAGTCCACTCTTTGTGCAAGAGTTCGTCTTGTAGAATCAAACTGATAATATTGCCATTACCCATGAACATCTTATTCTCGACCATTGCGAGACTTGTAGCGAACGATACCATAAAGCGGAATGCTTCAAGTGCGTAAGAAGCATGTAGAGCTAGCCAAATCGCATTGATATGTTCTTGTTCGGCTACCGCTATTCCAAGTTCTTTCTTACAATTAAGAGCATGTAGTTTATCATAATACTCACCGACACTTGATGCCATATCAATGATTTCCTGAGTATCAT